CTTAGAACCCCTATCTATGTTGTAGATTCTATTGGCAGAAGGGTTGTTGAGTCTAAAGAAGTTATGAAAAGAAGATTGAAGCATTCCCCTGATATTGCAGATGCTTTTAACCTTTCACTAATGGCAATTCCTAAAGTTGGAATAGAAAAAATTATTGGGAATTTGTAATTACTAAATACATTGAACCCGGCCCATTTGTATCTTTCTTTTTTCGTACACTTATTTCATTGGTATCCTGAAGATATCTAATTGCATCATCAACACTTTGCCCATTGTGAACAATTTTTCTTAGTAGTTTCTTTGCATCTATCATTCTAATACCCATTACCCCCGGTTCAATTTCCTTTGAAGAACCTGAAATCATTGTTAACAACTTGTCAGTTATTTCACCAAACTTTGTATCAGATATCATTACGGTGTTTGCAGTTTGTCTTTTATTAACTTCCACAACAAAATTAAATCCAGCGGTAATACCTTCAAGGGAAAGATTCTTTGCATGAATGTTTCTTGAAAGCTCCCACAAGCAACCAATTTTTAAAGCTAATTCTGGCAACCTTGCACAACTGGAAGCTTTTTCTTCCTCCCCTTTTTTCTGATACTCTGCATATAGATCGTCATTTTTCCAAACCTGTTCACCAAAATATTCTAATCCTTCAGGTGTTAATTCTAAGATTCTTGAATCGTTTTCAACCTTATTTAAAACTTCATTACCAAATTCTTTTTCTATTTCTAATTCCTCAATAAATGCTTTTGTTTTCCCTGCAACCAAATTTTCATTCATCATTAACAAGTTTGTTGCAACATCAATTAAATACCTTGGAATTGGTTCTTGTACCGAAATCCCCCGCAAATTCATTCTTCCCCTGATAGATGCCTGAAGAATCAATAAACGATTGTAAAAACCTGATCGAAGCATCTTAGGCGATAAAGCTTTAAAATATTCTTCAGGTGTTGAACTAGTCATAACAGAAAGGAAAGGGTATCTAATAAAATTTTCTTCTGATTCATCCCCCGCTTTTGCTCGTTTCTTTATGTAATTTGCTGTAAACAATTCAAGCATCGTTCCCATGATATCGGAAAATCTTACATCACCTGATTTAGCTTTTTCCAAATCAAATGCACCTTCATCAGCCATTAAGAACTTCGGGCCTTGCATAACCTTTTCTTCCAAGCCTTCCCTAGATCCAACTTTTGTCATTAACAAATCACCGCAATCAATTTCCATGCAAATTCTAGCATTCAACTTTCTAGGAAAATCTTTTCCGTTTGCAGTTAAACCAAGAATCACAATATACAAATTCAATTTCATTTCCCCCGGCCCCATTACAGATCGACCAACCAAGGAAGAAAATAAACCTAGTGCAGATGCAACAGCTATTCTTTTTTCAGGATACAATGCGTTTTTCATGCAATGTTCAACATAGGTATCAATCCAACCGGGGAAGCTTATTGCTGCATCTGGAACAACATCTAATGACCTTTTAGTTTTAACTTTGGAATTGGTTGTATCTTTAAAATCAAAATCTTCCCATCTGGTTTCATCAACTATTTCTGATTCATCAGCAGGGCAATATTTATCAAAAACCTTTTTGTAAAATCCTTTAAATTCTCTTGAACCCGGATTCCAACCTCGTGACAAGCAAAACACATAATCCTTTGTTAATGGGGTGTTTGCTGGCAATCTCCAATCTAATGGTGAGAAGTTCCAATAGCGATCTAATCCCTTTGATTTTGCACCAGCAATTGCATTAGGTGCAGAACCACTAGAATCAGGATGCCAAACTTGAAAATAATCTGGTCTAACTTCAATCATCCTGTAAGATTCTGGAAGAACTTCATTCCAAGGTGTTTCAAGTCTCCATTGTTCTAACGCACTTTTTTTGTCAACTTCATACTTATGTATTGGTTCAGGGTTTACAGTTGCGAATTTCTTGATTGATTTTTCATCATAGGATTGTGCAAACGCAATTAAGAAATCATGTTCTTCAGCAGTTAACATTGGTATGTTTTCGACAGAACCAAAAACCATTTTGTAGGGTTTAACTGTTCCATCTATTTTAGAAATGGCTTGGGAAAAAAACCCAACTACATAACCACCTGCTCCCCTTGTTTCAATAATTGGTGGTGCAACTAATTTACAAGAACCTCTTGCTCTAGCTTCTACACACCATGCTTTTGAATTTTCTAAAGACATCATTGCCAATTCTTTACATTTGCTTTTACCCATAGGTAAGTAATAAAAAATGTGCAATCCTTCAGATGGTGTAGTTTCAACGCAACCTTTACATTTTTCCCCTAGTTCTGGATTGCTAATAAGTAATTCATCAAGGAAAGTTTTTGCCAACTTTGGGCAATCAATATCTAAACATTCTAAATCTTTATCCTTATTTGGAACAGGCCCGCAATTAATCGCAATCCCTGCAACTAATGGTTGACCAAAATCTATTTCAATTTCATGTTCTGATTGCAACTTTGTACGCAATTCAACAATTCTATTTGTTCTTTTAATTACAGGTGTTTTATCTGTTTTAGCTGCAAAAACACTCAGCCCTTGTTTACGAATCTTTAACGCTTCTTTTTTAATATCTTCCATGATTTTCCCTTTGATATGATTAAACTGATACTTTTTCAAACTGGTACGAATCAATCTGGTAATAACCTTTTTCGTTTTTGTGTGCGATTATACCTATTGGTTTTGGTAAAGCATCTAAAAAATCTACGGATTGGATTTTATTTTTATCAAGATGCCAATGATGTTTAGGAATATCTAATGTAAGATTCTTTAGCCATTTCCATACAGAAAATTCTAAACCTGATTTTAATGAATGAAATGATTTAATTAATGTTCCTGATAAAGTTTCATGGGTTTCCATAATACAGGGTTCTGCTTGTGGGTGTTTCCTGTATATGGAATAAACGCTCGAAACTATGTCAAATTCTCTAGGTTTCATTCCGTTTAGAATATCTCCCTTACTTTGTTGATTACTCAATTTAGATGATATTTCAGGGGTTTCATGCCTTGGTTTGACATACCCGCAACTTGGGCAAATTGGGATATGAATCTTGTAAACAAGTTTGCAAGCTGGACATTTCTTTACCTTTGCTGAAGGTATTTCAATCCCTTTTGCAGATACTTCTATTTGATCGATACAACCATGTCTAATAGCATTATCACCATAATCAAGAACTAAGCAGTTTTGTTTACCCTCATTCAACCTGAACCCTCTCCCAACCATCTGATACCATAATCCTTTGCTCATTGTGGGTTTCATTACAACAACACAATCAATATTGGGTGCATCAAATCCAGTTGTTAAAACTGCAACATTTACCAACCATTTATAATTATTTTCCCTGAATCCATTAATTACGCAATCTCTAATAGCGGGGTGTGTTTCTCCTGTTATTATGTTTGCTCTTTGATTTTGTTTCTTTAGTTCATCAAGAATCATTTCAGCATGGCGAACAGAAGTTGCAAAAACTAAAACTGAATTTCTATCTGTAGCTTTTTTGATTGCATCGTTAACACCTGATTGAACAAGTTCTTCAGTTTCAAGAACTTTGTTTAAATCAGTATCTAAAAATTCTCCCGCACGAATTCGCACATTTTTTAAATCAGGTGAATCAGATGCAAATGTAATCAATGGTGAAAGGTATCCATCTGTTATTAAATCTTTAACTCCGATTGCATAACAACAATCATCAAAGGTTTTGTTCTCCCCAAATATAATCCCGCTTTGCAATCTGTATGGTGTAGCTGTTAACCCAATAACCTTTAGCCTTGGGTTTCTAATCTTCAAACATGATAAAAATTTCCGGTACATTGTTTCTTTATTCTGACTAATCAAATGGCATTCATCAATCATTACAAAATCTAATACACCAAAAGAATCAGCTTTACGATATACGGATTGAATACCCGCAATTGTTAACGGTTTGATTTCTTTTCGTTTCATTGATGCTGAAAAGATTCCAATTGATTGAACTGGTAGACCAGTTGCAACAGCATACCCTTTACAGGTATTTTCTGATTGCTCTAATAGTTCCTTTACATGGGAAAGAATCATCCCCTTGCAATCATGGTTTCCTTCAAATGATTTACGGATTACTTCAGCCATTACCCTAGTTTTTCCCCCGCCTGTTGGAATAACTATTACAGTTGATTTACTAGGGTTGTCTTGATGAAACTGGAATAAAGCATCTACAGAATCTTGTTGGTATTTTCTTAACATTGTTTATTCCTCAAATCTTTTCTTTTTTCTTGCCCGCTTTTAAATGTCAATTCACCCTGTATTTTTTTAAAATGTTTGATGTTGTTTGAAACAATCACAATTTTATTTGTTGGTAAAGTAATAGCTAATAAATCATTTTCTGATTGATCCATATAACCCGCATTGTTTAAAGCTTCTAGACTTGGAAACACATCACAATGACGATCAGATTCCAAGTCTATTAAATGATCTTCCTTCCCCCCTAATGAAAATAAATACTTAAAGTTTTTTGGGCAACTACCTTGCACAATCTTTTTAAATCTGCTCACTTCTTTGGTGTAACAATAGAAGGTAACGCTTGGAATACTCATTGCAATATCCAACCAAGCTTGCAAGTATTCATCAGAATAAAAATCACCCGCATCGTGAATGCGAAGAAATTTTATTTTGTTCAACCCTATTCGATTTATTTCTTTAATCATATCTAGCATCCAACCAACTAAATCGTTAATTGTGTATTCAAGGTTTGAAAGATGTTTTGCTTTGACAACAGGAAACAAATAAGTTCCATTCTTTGCGTAACAAACTTTCACGCAAAAATCAGCATTAGGGCAACAATTAAACCAAGAACCATTTGATAACTGAACTTGCCAAGCTGGTATAGACCAGTTCCAAATTCCATCTTTT